ACTTTCATTATCGCTATCGTTATCGCTATCGTTATCGCTATCGTTATCAGTTAAAGCGTATTTATTAAAATATTTAAAAAATATATTATCAAAATTTTGAATTTTATGATAACTGATTAGTTCTTCAAAATATTTATTTATTTTTATAAAGTCTTCAGGTGTTTTATTTATATTAAGAGATAAATCGGTATAATGTAATAATAAAATTTTAATACGATTTTTTATATTATTTAATTCAAGTGGTGATAACACCATTTTGTATTTTATAGTAGGATATAGTTTTTTTTCTAGTAAATGTGAAGTATTTTCTAAATAACCTATATATCTTCTTATATAAAGATCTAATTGTTCAGGAGTATTTTTATGTAAATAATCTATGATATAATTGGTATCAAAAATAAGATTAAGAATACGTAAATGAATAAATAATAAAGACCATGCTAAACAATGACCGCTATTAGGATTTATTGAATTTTGCATAGTTTGTAAACCTTTAGGGCAAGAATTTTGAACATTTTTAAAATTATAAAACAAACTTTTAATAGGAAATAATTTTTCAATTAAACGCTGAATATGATTTTCAATATTATACGGTAATTCATATTCGGATCCATTGAATTTATTACCATGTGGTTCAAAAAACTCAATAGTAGCTGATTTGGTATCAACAATTATTAAATTAGAATGAGCACTTTTATAATTTAAATTAAGACGTAATGGTATTACATAAAATCTAGTGTTAGTTATTTTACAAGATTCGATTGATATTTTTAAAATTTCAGGTATTTTATAAGTAAAATTAACAAAATCTAAAGTTATAAAATAATCTGTAATGTATAATGATTTTAATGGACACATATTTAAAGAACTATCATGAAATGTTTGAAGATTTCTAAGTAATATTACATCAAAATATTTTACAAAAATATCTTCTGATAAATATGATGATTTAGATGGTTTTGCTAAATTTAAATTTGGTAATAATATATTATTATTTACATCATGAATTATATCATTATCTGTTAATTCATTAATATAAAAATCATTAATACCTTGGTCACTAATGCGACCATCGTTAAGATTACCTTGATCGTTATTCATTAATTTATACAAATAAATTAAAAAATTGAATTTTTTATTTATAGTCATTTAAATAAAAGTAAAGATAAAGTTATCAAGTATGACACCTCAAGAAAAATATAATCAAGTATGCGAACAAGTAAGATGTCTAGAAAAGTCGATTGATTTTATAGATAACAATAACACCAAAATTGAATGCGAGCACAAATTAAAAAAAGTAAATAAATTACTAGACGATGAATATCGTTATGGTAGTAGTAATTATGATCAAAAATGTCTTTTTAAATACATTAATGAACTTTCACAAGTTTTAATGTAAACTTAAAAAGTGTTAACTTTAAAACTAGTACCATTCTTATTAAGTTCAATTACTGTTTTATTATATGCTTCACATGCTTCTAATTCTGTTTTGAATGTTCCAATATGAACTTTTTTTCTATTCAAAGTGTAACTAGATACCCATTTACCGATTCTATTTAAAGATACACCATAATATTTACTTGTTTTTTTATCTTGTTTCTTTTCAATTAATTCTGTACGAATATCTTTAGGTATTGTTACATAATTTTCAATTTCATTTAAAATATATTTGGTACCACTTGTATTATTAAAAAACAACGCTTGTTGATTATATAATTTAGCACATTCTGTTTCTGATTTATTATTACCTAAATTATATATTTTTCTTGAAAATGTAATACTAGACACAAAAAATTTTCTTTTAGAATCATAACTGACTCCATTGTATTTAGAACTCAACTTGTTTTCTTTTTTAATTTTATTCAATTCTGGTACATTTCTCGCTATAGTAATATAGCCAGGTATATCATTTAATAAAAAATTGGTTTTTTCAGTTTCATTAAGAAATAGGACATAATCATTATATACCTTAGCGGCATCAATTTCATCAGAATGATATCCCAAAAATACTCTTTTACTATTATGTTGAACTTCAGCTTTCCATAATTGTTTATCTTTAGCAAAAGTTGTACCTTTAAAACTACCTGAACGATTTTTACCTTTTTCGGCATTTGTTTTATTTGTAACTTTTTGTTTTTCTTTCTGAATTTCTTTAATTTTTTCAGCTTTTTCAACATTTTCTTTATTTAATTCTATAAGAAATTCTTCTAAATTTAAATTTTCTTCAACTTTTATATCTGTTATATCAAAATGTTTTATATATTCAATACAATTTTTAATAGTATTTAAAGCATAAAATTTTTCATTGTCATTTTTAAAATAAAACCATTCTTTTCTATTTTTAATTCTAAATGGATTTAATGAATAATGTATGATTTTTTCAGCAAATTCTTTATCAAACGTTTCGAAAGTTGCTAATATTTTTAAAGAATACGTACTTGAACCTACGTTTAATGAACTTACTCTATCATTTGGTGTTGTAGCATATCCTAGTTTAATATGTCCTGGTTTAGTGGTATCTTCAACAAAATATACATATCCAGATATTCTTTCAAATCCATATGTTTCAGGTTTATTTTCTAATTGTTCAATTTGTTGTTCTTTTTCTATTAAGAGTTGGTCTTTTTCTTGTAATTGACGTTTTAATTCATTGCTTTCATTAAAAATTATATCGTCAAGAATATTTCCTGCCCATTTTCTGAATTTTTTAGCTGCTTCTTTCTTTGAATTGTATAATAAACGGTATACACCTTGACTTGTTAAAAATACAGTGTCTTGTAGTGTACCTTGGGGGTCGTAAGCTTTCCTTACGACCTTCTCATCATCATCATAACTCTGTATAGATTGACGTATATTTGTTAAATGTAATGCTTTACCGATATCCGAACCTTTAAAATAATAAATTTTTTTATTATCAAGGTTTTCTTGTAAGATAGCTATAGGATTATTTTCAAATGCTTTAACGATACAATTATTATCTGTTATTTTAATGTCTTCGGTCATTTATCAAGGTTGTATATAGTTTATCTTTAAATAAGTTTTTGAAATTAAACGCATTTAAAAATTAATCTTCTTCTAATTTTTCATCAACTATATCACCAGTTCTAGATACAAACACTTTAAGTTTGTGTGTTTTGGCAAATTTTTTCTTTAATCTATCCATTTCTTCTTGATCATGATCACGATCTTTATCATATCTATTATTATAATGTTGGTCATGGTATTCCCAAATTTTAGGATGACCTACTCTAAATGAATCATGTGGCACTGCTTTATACCAAAAAATTTGATCTTTTAAATCATTACTATTACCAGAAGTCTTAACAACTAAACATTCATGATTCTGTGTACAGCTGTCTAAGATATTACAAAAGTGGTCAAAGCTAGGTATCATACCACAGTAGTCGTCGTAAAGTTTTTTTCTATTTTTAATGCTAGGTTCATTGAAAATAAAGACATAATCAATATTAGAACGCAAATTAGGTGGAATACCAACAGGATACTGCATAGTTAATATAAAAAATACATTGTAATGACGTCCTTCAAAAAATATTTGTTGAATTGTTTTATCTTTTTTCCAAGAAGCAGCATCTGACATCATATCATCTAAAATAATAAAAGTTCTATTTCCAGGATGTTTACCGTTAGTCTCTTTATATCCATTTTTTTTAGCATGTTTTATTTTTTGAGATTGTTTCATCATTAAATTTGTAACTAATTCTGGTTTATATTCCGGATGAATAAATGTATCTGGAATAAAATCACCAAAGAATGGATTGGCTTCTTCTGTACCCGAAAATACTAGACCCATTGGAATATCTTTATGATTAAAAAAAATGTCTCTTGCTAAATAACTTTTACCTGAGCGTCTTTTTCCGTAACACAAGATAGTAGCATCATGACTAAGGCTTTTTATCTTAAACTTTTTTAATGACAATTTTTCAAAATCAGCATTCATCTTATGTTCTTTTATATTAAATAAGATTTTAAATTAAATTTATTTAAACGCAAAAATGTTAAATATTCCCAATTGTCACATACGCAGTTTGTTAAATTAAAACTATTTTATCGCGGTAAAACACGTAAATAATAATTCTGTTTATTTATAATGGTAAAAAAAGTAACTTTTAATGAAACTCTTGAAATTTTTACTTATGATCAATTTTCAAAAATTGATGATACACCATGGTTTAAAAAAATAAAATGTCGTATTATAAAAAAATTTAATTTAATGATTAATATTAATGGATAAAGAATTTGATTGGGAACAACAAAAACATAATAAAGAATTATATAGCGAATCAGAAGATAACGAATCAGAAGTAGAAGATAACGAATCAGAAGATTATAAAATGTTTGATGTTCAAGAATATGAAATAATTAATTCATCTGACTCTCCACCTATTAATTTCAGAAAAATGAAACTTACATGGAATGAATATTTTAAAAAATTATATAATATATCATTAATTATAGTAATTAGTACAATTGTTTATTTTTATTATATTTATGGTAAAACAAATACAACTAATAACGAGCTTTCAAAATTTTAATTTTTTTACATATTAATCTTTGATATTTAATATGTCAACAAATTTAGAACTAAAATTTTTTAAATTATACTATACTGTAGTTTCATCAATTGATTCTGGTACAGTTTCAACTACTGGTACAGTTTCAACTACTGGTACAGTTTCAACTACTGGTACAGTTTCAACTACTGCTTCTGGTACAGTTTCAACGACAGTTTCAACTTCTTGTACAGTTTCAACTTCTGGTACAGTTTCAACTTCTGGTACAGTTTCAACTTCTGGTACAGTTTCAACTTCTGGTACAGGTTCAACTACTGCTTCTGGTACAATTTCAACGACAGTTTCAACTTCTGGTACAGTTTCAACTACTGCTTCTGGTACAATTTCAACAACAGTTTCAACTTCTGATACAGTTTCAACTACTGCTTCTGGTACAATTTCAACGACAGTTTCAACTTCTGATACAGGTTCAACTACTGCTTCTGGTACAGGTTCAACTACTGCTTCTGGTACAGGTTCAACTACTGCTTCTGGTACAGGTTCAACTACTGCTTCTGGTAC